ATGATGTAAATATTGAGCGTGGAGTTACACAGGCGTTTGAAAAACACATCAAATTTAGTGAAATAAAAACATTGGAAGATATGGAAAACTATTCTAACGGTGGCTTTTTTGTTATTTCCAAAGAAGATTTAGATTTACGATAAATACTCAAATAAAAATATAGCATGAATAATACTTATGGGTCAGTAAGACCATCAATTGTTGATATAAAAAATGATGTCGAGATTTTTTTCCATTATAGGCCAACACGCAATAGTGAGAGTGAGACATTTTCTAAGTTTAAAAAGGTTTCTGATGTATCATCAATGCTGTCAGTTGCCAATTTTGAAGACGAGCAGGAGGAAACGTCGGATTTCAGATTACCAGGTATGTATAATTTAGCATTACCAGTTTCAATTTTTTCAAATGTTGGGTTTTACACAATTTATATTAGACCAAAGGAAATTAAAGCAAAGATATTAGACATTGGTGTGTTAGCTGCATATAATGATATTAATGGTATTATTATTGATATGAATGAGCAAACTGACCAATCTAATCTTTTCCAAACAGATAACCTTAATGGCTATCGAATTGATTATTTTGAAGATGATGGTGATGGCTTAAAAAGACAAGATTATTATCGTATTATTACAGGTTGTAATAGATGTGAGCCAATTACTCAAAACTTATCATCATCTAATAGTAACTCCAATGGCTATAGATTTAATTCAAGTGGGTCATTGTGTTTCTTAACAGTAACACCAAATTCAAGCCCGAGTTATAAGGCAGGTGAGAATCCATTTATTGGGTCACCAAATCAAATTATTAGAATTTCTAATACAAAATTTGACCCATTAATGGTTGAGGTTGAAATATGCCGACATGATATTGAAACTCTTAATACTGCAATTGATGGTAATCAGATTCGTTCACTTGATAATGGTCTGCTTACAACATACAATGAAAATGGAGAAATTTATTCACAGAAAGAGTTCTTCTCTCTTAAAGATAATTACACTCAAAATGATAGATATGAAGTTAAGAAAGATAGAACAGGTAATATTGAGTTCTCTCCTAATTATGATGAAGTAATGGGTGATTAAAAATGGGAAAAAGATATACAAAATTTAATAGTAATTATCTGATGCGTTCCAATCATCAAGACACTAACAAAGGTCAGATATTGGAACGAGATTGGGTAACAACCACCGGTATGAACGTACTACGTTTCGGTAGTGGGCGTAGAATTTGGTATAATAGCGGTAGTTTCGTGTTTACTACTTCAAATATACCAACATACCATAAGAAACATAAACTTACAACAGAGACAAAAGAATGGGCTTGGGATGATGTATTAAATGCTGATGGAACAGTAAATAATGTTGCACCAAGTTTTAACACAAATGATTTAAGAGATTATGCATATTATGGTTCATGTGTTGAGTTAATACGTGCAACGATAGAAGAAATTGTTTCCGATTTCCCTGGCTGTTTAACAAGTACTAATGAACGACTATTATCAAAGTCTACACGTAATGTTGTAGATATTGATACAAAGCCAAACTATGTGCCATCTGATTTAGATATTAGTTATGAACTTAAAAGTGGAGATGCGTACATATATGTAAATGGAGAGTGGAAAGGCCCATTACCTAAAATCATTAATGAAGAACGTGGAGAAATCGATTATAAAGTCGGTGATATTTGTTATGATATATCTGATGGACAAGTAAAAATTTTATGTAAAGAAAAAAATTCTGACATTAAGTATTTTGATTCCTATGGAATGCCAACAGGTCTATTCAACCAAATATATTATTATGACGGAAAATATTACAAATATGTTTATAAAACTAAACAATTTGAAGAATATAAAATTGAAGTTAATGATGATATTATAGACGGCTTTATATTAAAAAATAAATTTAATATTGACTTACACCATAAACGAGTTACGCTTGGTAAAAATGATAACCAAATGAGGTTTATGGGGCAAAGTTATGGTAACTATTGTGTTATTGAAAATGGAAAAGATGACAATAAAATGATAGTCATTTCAAAGTTTGAAACTAACGATGAAAATGATAATGAAATTGTCTATAATATAGGTGATGAAGTTGATTATCAAACTTGTCCATCCAATAATGAGGGTAAAGTAGTAAAAACAATTAAAATTGAAACGTTTGGGCATAAAAAATATGATATAAAGGCTTATTCAATACTTGGAAGAATTGTTTATACTTATATGCCACCTAAAAAAGGTGATACAATAAGTTTACAGCCAACTACCGACCATATTAATGAGTATTTTTCTTCATTGGTTGGGTTTAAGAAACAACTATTACGCCAAGACACTAAACCATTTTATTCAAATAAATTTATCACACCAATAGAACATAATTTCAAATGGTATTATCCTGAGAAAGTATATACTTGGCCGTCTGATGGGTACTGTATTGATGTGGATTCAATGGCTTTCTCTAATTTTGTAGAAAACCTGTATGATATGGGTCAAATTTTCGACGAATTATGGTCTGACAATCTATATCGGTCAATGACACATGAGGCAATTAAAAACTTTGACTGGACATATAGTCGAGAATATTATGATGGTGATGCCCAAGATAACATTGACGGTGGTGAACGAATGCAAAAGATTATTAGGGTTCTTGGTCGTGCATTTGATGATGTTAAATTATACATCGACACTATTAAATTGATTAACAACACAACTTACGATAAAATAAAAAATGTTCCTGAAGGCCTATTATCGGATAATAATAACATTAAGGGGGTTGATGTCGTAAGTACGATTAGTAGTGATTATGATATTAATACAACTATTACAACCGAGCAGGTTAAAAATATAACAAAATCTAATTGGTGGGTTCAAGATGAAAAAACTGATAAAACAATAAAGAACTCACAATTACCAAGATGGTATGTAAGGTATCGTGCAGAAGATGTATATCCTGATGTTTGTGATAATGAATTTATGAGGCGACTGTCATTGAGTGCAAAAAGAATTATGAAGACTAAAGGTACTCAACAAGCTATAGAAATGATATTAGGACTTTTCGGGCTTGGCAAATATGATGAAAAGAATAATCCAAATGGGGAATATATTCTTGAAGAAGAGGCATATTATACCGAAAAAATGATACGTTCTGATGAATGTGTTGATGGTACATTAGATGGGGAAAAATCTTATGTTGGTGATAATTGGTCAGAAAATAAGATAAGTGAATTTAACATTGATTGGAAAAAGGTAGATTCACATAAAAAAGGTGCATTAGCATCAGAGATAAATGCGAATAAACGTATTGATTTACTTTACGAAACAGACCCTTTATCAGGTATTCCAATGCGAACTGAACTTCTTGGGCGGCAAAATGTTTCATACTTAGTTCCATATTATGATAACGCACAGTTATATGATGGGGATTTAATCTTCCAAGGAAAAGGTGGTTGGGGTAAAATGGTAAAAACAAGTGATGAAGAACAATATGATGATAAATTTGACTATCAAGAGACTTTATCTTATTTGCATGTTGTTGGGAATATTGGTGATATGCTTGCAACAAACCCAAACGCATTAGATGCAAATGCTATTTATTATGTCGTTAACCTTAACGATTATACAAAATATGACGAGAACCCACCTATGGATATTAACGGTGGTGTAACAATGTCACACTTCTTTATTTTGGTTAATCATTATGAATCTCATAAGTTCTATGCTTGGAAAAACATTGTAGTAAAACCTCAATTAGACACTAATGGTAATTTGCAAATGGTTAACAAAACTGATTTTGAAAACATATTTGGTAGTACTGTAGGGTCACGCGATTGGTTTTATTCTAAAAATGAATTACCTGATTCTGATAAGAATGACGTTGATAAAATCATGGGATGCTATGTGTATGCTTTCAAGAAGATGCAATATCTTGATAACATTTTCTCAACTAATGTTGCTAATAATCCACACGTGGGTTATGGTAAATATGACGATGGTCAAACCTTTATTGAGTACATGAAACTACCATTTAAACACCTTATTGATGAACAACTTATTGAAAATAGTTCTTTAAGTGCTGTTGCACAAAAATATCAATTTGATGATATTGGTAATAATGTTGAATACGATAAAATTCAAATAATGAACACTCGTAAATCAAATAATAAGGATGGTAAGACTGATTTTGTGCGTTACAATAAAGCTACAAATGGCTTGACAACAGAATACACATACAATGAGGATAAATGCAACACAGAGAAACGTTGGTATATTAACACAAAGGTTCTTACAATATCATATGTCAAAAAGAAAACTGATGGTAAAACATTAGATAATAATAGATTATTTAGTAATTACTTTAAATCAATTATTATGCCTTATCTGATGCAGGTTATACCCTCTACCACAATATTAAAATTAAAAGACTTTGTAATATAATGGCACGCTCTATAAAGGTTACAGAAGGTAATAAACAAGTTTTTGATATTAAGTTTGATGCACAAGGCACGGCTGATAATCCTGTAAAATTATTAGTTACAGTCGATGGTGCAACTGATAATGCATCATTCAAGGTATATTCTGCAAATGGAGATTGGTTTTCTTATGAAGTTGAACGTACTTATAATAATGTCAAGAAAAAAGACATTGTTCAAGTTGTATTAAGAGTTCATAGAAACCTATCAACAGATGTGCGTTTAGGTACGTTGGTTGTGGAACATAATTGTGCTGATATTAAACAATACATCACATTAGAACAAGCAGGTATAATTTATTTGTTAGAAGAGACATCAACAAATAATAATTGGGTTTTTCAAATGACTCCTGATTTACCGGAAGAGAAGATATTGTCATTCAAAGCTACAAATGGAACTGAAACTTGGTATTTAAAAGAAATACAACAATATAAAACACTTTCAGATGATAATTTTAACGATTTAAATGAAGAGTATCTTGGGATAGGATGGAACGGAAAACCATATCAATGGGAAAATGATACACAATGGGCAAAAATGTCACAAGTGAGAGTACCATATGATGGAGCTTTTAAATGTAGAATTGAAGATGGAAAATTTTATATTAAAAGCTTTGGTAAGGTTGATCTTTTGCCAACAGATAAATCACCTCATATGCGGTATTTCTTTATATTTTCACATTCTGATGTAAACAATAAGAATAAAGGATTGCTCAATGATGGTGAAAACACTTATGAAATTAAGAAATTATTTGTGTTCAATAAAGATGATTCCACAAAAACATTTTAATAAAAAAGGGAGGCATTGAAGCCCCCCTTTTTATTTTCTATCTTAATAGAAAAACATCTTTAGCACCTTGTTGTATTGTATCGATTGAATCAAAAGGAAAAAATACTGTAGAACGAGAATCTTTATTTTCAAGCCTTTCATTACATTTATCACATAATGAACCTGTTTTATTCCAAGGTATTCTTATTAAAGTGCCACAACAAATGCAATGGTCACCATCCTCATTATAGTAGTCATTGGTTTTACCGAAAGTTCTATGTATTGGGTATTCATGTTCTTTCTCACCAAATATATAACTATATTTTCCATGTATATTTTTCAAATTAAAAGGTGACATAAAATCATCCAAATCTGTATTTAAAGATAAACGTCTAAGAATGTCATGTACACCAAAATCACCATTTTCTGTAAGGTCTATTTTACTTGACAACATATCTTATTTGAAAATACTACGAACTTTGTCGAAGAAACTACGTTTCTTTTTATTCTTGTTGGAACGAACATAGGATGAGGCAAGAATTGGACCATCACCATCGATTTCAACTGAATAATCCCTTTCTGTCTCAGAAATTTCAAATGATTTCATAATTGATAGTAACTCTTCTGATGTGTTTGGAATATAATTCTTGATTGCAGGCGAATAACCTTTTTTATTTTTATATTGTTCAACCATCTTATCAAGAGTTAGGTCACAGTACTCATCAATCCAACCACCAAGAAAATAGAAACGGTCAGAAACATTTCGTTGATTTTTAAAAACGCCAAATAGGATTGGGTCTTTATCTCGTTTTTCTTTTTGAACCTTACGTTCCTCAACGCCTGTATAGTCGGTAAACACAACATAGAACTCATCGAACAAATCTTTTGTTTTTTCAACGGTTTCTACCAACTCATCAGGAACTTCTCGCATATAACGAGATAATTCTATAATTTTAACTGATTTATTTGCAACATTCTCAATGTAATCTTCAATTTTGTCTTTGTAAATAAACGTGTCAATGCCCATTTCAATGAGCTTTTCCTCTTTAACGAGAGTATCAACAAGAAAACACAACTTTTTAATGGATTCTTTTTGACCTAATTTTTGATATTTCTCACCTAATTTTATAAAGACACCATAACTTTCCTTTAAGCTTTCTGTGGTAATCTTGTTTTTAGAGTTCTTTAAAAAGTCAAAGTATTGACTTGGTGTAATGTCTTTCTTTTTTTCCATGTTTAGTTATTTAATAATTTTTCTTCATCATTGGTGACATCATCATATGAAGTAACTTCAATTTTATAAGTTCTATAATTGTTTGTAATCTCTTCATGATGATGTTTCATTGTTTCCATGTCCCAAAGTTCATATCCATGCCCTGTAATGTTTTCACCCATATCTTGTTGAAATAAACTTCCACTATAAACGATAGGTACACCATTCTTTTTAAGGGTTTGATTCTTATGGATATGTCCTGCCATTACGCAGTCAAGGCCAATAAAATCCTTTGTGTCAATACCACTCTCAGTCATACGACCCATATCAGTAGTTGCTCCAACAACATCCCCGTGGTAAAGTCCAACAAATTTATAGTTGGGGTATTGTTCTTTCAAACCATCAAAATTGGGCTTTTTAAACATATCAAACATTGAGTAAATACACCAAACAACGCCATCGTCTACGATATAACCACTTTTGTAATTAAGTTCTTTATCAGCATATACAACATTAGGATATACACCCTTAATGACAAATGTTGGGGTAAGTGCATCTTGTTTATCCAAGTTGTTTTCCAACATATCGTGATTACCTGCAATGATTATTGTCTTACACATCGCATTAAAGTAATTTAGCATTTCATGAAAGATGATTTCAGCTTCTTTACTGCTCTTTACTTTTTGGTGATAAATATCACCTGAGATGACAATGCGAACTTCATCTTTGTTATATTTTTTAACTTCTTTGTAAATTTCAGCAATTGCCAATTTCATACTTTCTTTTTGCTTCTCAAAAAAATCGTTGCGAATATGAATATCTGCCAAATGAATTATTTTTTTAATCATATAATTTATTATTTAGAATTAGAATTACATATATAATATACTATAATAATATCTTATATCCAAATTAAAATATAATAATAATTTATTGAAAAAATATAAATTATATATTATTATTAAAATAT